GATGTTTCTGACGCTAAACAGAGTGTTCAAGACATGAGCTCTTCCATTACAACTCTTACGCAGCAGCACTCAGAAGACATATATAGTGTTAGAGAAGAATTAGCAGGAGATGTTGCTACACTTAGAAGTTCAATAAATGATGTGGCGGCAAGATCTTTTGTTATGGATGAAAATGATTATTTATGTTTTGAATAGAAAATTTTATTCACATAATAAGGAGTGCCACATATGAGTATAAAAGGTTTTAAATTAAAAGACGGGAGCGTACAAAAATATGATTATTCCGCTCTCGAAGATATTATAACTGATCCTAGCCTGAGTCGGAGTGGAGTGGCAGCGGACGGACAGGCAACTGGCAACGCCGTAATGCAAGCGATGCAAGCGGCTATAAACGCTGATGACCGTGCATCAGATGTTGAAAATAGTCTTGATCGATTTAGCAATAGAATCACGTCTGTGGAGCAGTCTTTGTTCAATTATGTGGATGGTGGCTTCGTAGAAAATGGAGTCGCATATTTTACAAGCAACGGCGAAGTCCTATTTGAAATTACTGGCATCGGCGGAGGAGGCGGTGGCGGTGGAGGCGGCGATTATAATAATGCCGTGCTTACCGTTACTAATAGCTCTGGATGGCTATCTAAAACTATAGCTTCTGGAGAATCATGCCCAATTTCTATAACTTGGTCTTCATTAGAAGACGACATGCCAACCGGTGATGGTTCAATGCGTGTCACCGTTAATGGGTCTATAAGATCCACTACACAAATAAGACAAGGCGTCGTTACCACAGACCTTCTTCAATATCTTGGTGACGGTGCTAATGTGGTTAGGGTACAGATATCTGATATTTATGGCAACGCTCGTTCTATTAATTTTTCAGTTACGGTCGTTGCTATTTCTATATCTTCTTCATTTGATCCTTCTCAAATTTATAGTAGTTCATTTGCATTTAATTATATTCCTGTTGGTGCAGTTGAAAAGCTTGTATATTTCTTTGTTGACGGCGTACAGATAGGAACGAAAGAAACTTCGGTGTCTGGTCGACAATTAACACAACTAATTCCAGCACAGAGCCATGGATCGCATACTATTAAAGTATATTTTGAAGCTACGATAAACGGAGAAACAGTAAGATCGAATGAATTATTTTATGGATTTACATACGTTGATCCAACAAGTAATGTTCCTATTATTACAAGCTCTTTTAACCAATTAACCTGGTCACAATATTCTTCTATTCCGTTTACGTTTACTGTTTACACACCTTCTAGCCTTACATCAGACGTCGATCTTTATATAGACGAAGATAAAATAGCTTCATTGACTGTAGACAGAACGGAACAGTCATACGTATATAGAGCAAACAATTACGGTTCTCTTACTTTTAAAATTCAGACAGGAGCTGTAATAAAAACATTTAATCTTACAATTACAGAATCAGAAATTGATGTCGAAGCGGAAACAAGAGATTTGGTTTTATATTTGACTTCTCAAGGAAGAAGCAATCAAGAAGAAAATCCAGGGACTTGGGTGTCCGATATAAACGGCACTACTGTGTCAGCTACAATGACTGGTTTTAACTACGCTTCTGATGGATGGGTAGTTGATAATGACGGCATTTCTACTTTACGCGTAAGCGGTAATGCTAGAGTAACTATTCCGTTTAAACCATTTGAACGAGACTTTAGAACAACTGGTAAAACTATTGAAATCGAATTTGCTACAAGAAATGTTATTGATTATGACGCCACAATATTATCTTGTATTAGTGGAAATAGAGGTATAAAAATAACTCCTCAGAAAGCTACTCTTACTTCAGAACAGTCTGAAATTAGTATGCAATACAAAGAAGACGAACATATTCGTGTATCGTTTGTGGTAGAGAAAAGATCAGAAAATAGACTATTAATGGCATATATCGATTCTGTTCCATCAGGAGTGGTCGTATATCCGACAGACGATGACTTTTCACAGGTATCTCCTGTAAATATTTCAATCGGATCTTCAGATTGCGCAATAGATATTTATGCGATAAGAGTGTACGATAATGATTTGACAAGGAATCAGATTCTTGATAACTGGATCGCGGATACACAGATTGGTTCTTTAATGCTTGATAGATATACTAGAAACGCAATATATGATGCATATGGTAAAGTAATCATTGCGAACTTACCGTCAACGCTTCCTTACTATATTTTATCGGCAGAAGAACTTCCTCAGTACAAAGGTGATAAGAAAACAATCTCTGGTTCTTATACCGATCCGCTTCATCCGTCAAAATCGTTTACGTTTACAGGATGCCAAATCAACGTACAGGGTACTTCATCTGCACCATACGCTAGAAAGAATTATGATTTACAGTTCAAGAAAGGGTTTGATATGTCCTCAGGAGCACATGAAAGTAATTATGCTCTGAGGGATGGAGCGATTCCTTTCAACAGATTTGTATTGAAAGCAGACGTGGCGTCGTCAGAAGGTGCAAATAATGTAGAGTTAGTAAGGTTATACAACGACGCATGTCCGTATAAAACGCTTGAGATGCAGGATGACGACAGAGTACGTTGGGGAATCGACGGCTTCCCGATTGTTGTATTTTGGAACGATACTGCTACTGGAACTACGTCGTTTCTTGGAAAGTATAATTTCAACTTACCGAAACGTGCTCCGGCCCCATATGGATATGCAAATGACGATACTATGGAGTCTTGGGAATTTCAGAATAATACAAGTGATTTGATGATATTTAAATCGGATTACTTTGACGAGACTATGACTCCTGATCCGGATACCGGAGATATGAAGGAATTGTGGAGATATGATTACGAAGCACGATTCCCAAGTGATGAGTGGACAAATTATGCAATCTTGCAGGAGTTTCAGAGTTTCGTATATTCAACATATCGTGCAGAGGCTACAGGAGATAATCTTAGTTCAAGTGTAACGTATGACGGTGTAACTTATACAAAAGATACTGCCGATTATCGATTAGCTAAATTCAAAGCAGAATTTCCTACGTATGCCGAGCTTAGTTCTTTTATTTTCTACTACATCTTTACTGAGTTATTCCTAATGGTTGACTCAAGAGCAAAGAACTTATTTATTGGATTTAATGGGTCTCCTGTTACGGCAGAGGGAAGGGTAGCAACTAGAAAAGCAACCGCCCAGCCATACGATATGGATACGGCAATCGGTACAAATAACGAAGGTTCGCTGGTATTTTCTTATGGGCTGGAAGATACTGATCATTTGTCCGGGGGAGCTAACATCTTCAACGGACAGGAATCCGTATTGTGGTGTAATGTACGTGATGCTTTTGACGCAGAAATTCGTCAGATGTATCAGCAATTACGATCTACTGGCGTACTGTCTTATTCAACAATAGAAGAACGGTTTGAGTTACATCAAGAAAAATGGCCAGAAGCGATTTGGATTGAGGATTCATGGTTTAAATACATTGATCCATTGATTAATCCGGATCCTGGAAAAGAACCAACTGCTGTTTATCTTCCTATGATGCAGGGTTCAAAAGAGCAGCAAAGAAAATGGTGGCTTGTAAATCGTTTCAAATATATGGATTCAAAATGGAATGCGGGAGACGCTCTATCACAGGTTATTCAGTTAAGAGGATACGCTAAAGCAAACATTACTGTAACTCCTTATACCGATATTTATCCAACTGTTAAGTATGCTTCTTATGTAGTTCAGGAAAGAGGAACGCACGGACAGCCTACAACTCTTGTATGTCCGAATATTGATTTGAACGATACTGAAATCTATATTTACAGTGCCCCTCAGATTGCCAGTGTTGGAGACTTAGCACCATTAAAAGTGGGCTTCGCTGATTTCTCAAAGGGTACTAGATTGCAGAGTATCAAGATTGGTGACTCTGCTTCAAGCTACAGCAATCAGAACCTGTATAGCCTGTCACTCGGTAGCAATGTACTGCTGAAGACCCTTGATGTACGTAACTGCTCTGGGTTAGGTGATACAACCCTCGAAGGACATACGCAGACGGTGGTGGATATCTCAGGTTGTGAAATCATCGAGAATGTTTACTTTGAAGGAACGAAAATTCAGGGTCTGACATTGCCGAATGGTGGTGTGCTGAAAGTTCTGCACCTTCCTGCTACCATGACCAACTTGACGATTCTGAATCAGCCTCATATCACTGATTTCTCTATCCCAAGTTATGCCAACGTTTCTACCTTGAGATTGGAAAATGTACCAACTCTGAATACGAAGACGATACTGAATACCGTACCTGCCAACACACGTGTGCGTTTGATTGGATTCTACTGGACGGCAACGGATGCTACAGAAATCGAAGCCTTGCTCGATAAGCTGGATACCATGCGTGGTTTAGATGAACAGGGTAACAACGTAGAAACGGCACAGGTCAGCGGTGAGATTCATACGGCATCTCTAACTGGAGCACAGATTGCATCCTACAATCAGAGATATCCGTATCTGAGAATAACCGCAGACCATACTTCATCTACATTGAGATTCTATAATGGCACTACATTACTTACATCTCAAACTATTCTTGATGGTGGAAACGGTTCTTACAGTGGTTCTACACCTACCAAAGCACAAGATGCTCAGTACACTTATACATTTGCTGGATGGTCAAAG